CCTTAGGCCACTCCCAAGCGACCCCACACCGGCATCTCGGATGCGCTGGTGGAAATTGCCCGTCTGTGATAGGCTTCCCATTCTTTGGGCCACAAATAACACAAACCCTGTCATCGTTTGCAGTAAGCCAAATCGGAATCATCTCACGCCCAGTCTCTTTTACAAGCTCCTGAACATAAGCACGCTCACCTTCAACGGCGGCGCGAGTCGTCTCGGTCACAGCTATCATCTCTGATCTAACTACCCCAAATTGAGGTTCTAATCGCCTTGCCAGTTCTTTTGATGTCAAGCCTTCTTCAAAATAGCCTGGTACGTTCTTCTGCAATAGTTTCTCAAGCGCGCTCCTGGTTGTGCCTTCCATACCAGTCACAAGGTTGTAACTGTAAGCGCGCCCCCAATCAGCCGCTATTATGTTGAATTGCGCCCAATCAGAGCCAATTCCAACCGAGTTCATAAGCGATTCAGCCTGTGAAATAAACGTGTCAACCAGAATAGGCTCAACGTTTCTCTGGATATTCTTCCAGCCGTTCTGCCAGTACTCGTAAGGAACGCGGCTCAAGTCGGGCGGGTCACCCAGCAAGTCAAGCAGCTTACTCATTTCTGCCCGTAAGCCCTTGCTCAACACCCGCGCTAACTTGCGCTCCAGTTCGTCTCGGTTCAGAACGTCCACTACGGATACCCTCGCCACTCAATAACTGAATCAAATATGCGCTTGACTTCTTCAGTAGTCTTTGCGCTTTCCAACGCTCCACTAATTGCGCCGTGCAACGAAGGTTCAATCACGCTCGATTCAAACTCACGCAATTCCTTGCCTTCCTTGACACGCTTTTCTGCAAACTTCTGCCACTTGCGCAATTCAGTTGTACGCTCGTCAACGGGCGTTTCGTCAATACGGTCATCCAGTTGCTCTTGATGCGATTCGAGCATAGCAGCTTGTTCGTCTGTCAGCTTATAGCCAGCCAACTCAAGAGCGACTTCAATAGGCAAGCCTGCCATTGTGAGCTTGCTCAATAAGTCAGCCCGCTTGTTCTCATCTTCTTGGAAGATATCCAGCTCGTTGAAGCGGAACTCCAACCGCAAACCGTCACGCGCTAATAATTGCTCATTCAATGCGTCTTCAAATAATCGCGCTCGCGGTTTGATCGTGTCTTCGTAAAATGAGAGCCTGTCCTCTTGCGCGGTCGCATAGTTAGCCGCTTCTGAATCCAATAAAGTCTGCTTGATACCAAACGCCATTGCGATATTATCTTTCGCCATTTCGCTTATTTCAGGGAACGATAAGTCTTTTAGCGGCGGAGTCAACGTGACCGGCGTGATAGAGCCAGCTCTTACGCCCAGCACCCGGAAGGCGTTTTTGATCGCCGTAGCCGAACGCCTAAACCAGCTTTGAATGCGCTCGATCTCATTGCGGTCATTGGAGTCAATGCCCAGCAGAGTGACCGGCATTGCCCCGCCCTCAAAGTACATTTCCGGGAACTTGCTTATCGCGTACAACAACTTCGCGTCAATGTTCGATGCCTTGCCAGCACCGATGCCCGGACCCGTATCTTGAGTCGGATCAAACTCTTTGATGTAAAGCATCTGATACTGGCCCGCTTCGGGCTCGTTGTACCAGACCGCCCCGCTTGAGTTCTGCTTGAACTGGTAAACGCCTCGATCGTATTTGACATCCATGTCGAACGGATTGCGATATTTGATGTCTTTGCGGAAGCCTGACTTATTCGTGACAATCTCGCCGTAAGCCGCGCCTGCCAGAAGGTTAGACGCTTCCCATTGCCATATCAGGTTGCCTAACTTGGTCGGATAAGGCCAGTCCACTTCGTTTTCTTTACCCTTCATAATCGCAACTGGCACGCTTGAGATAGCATCGCATCGCAATTGCACCGCCCGGAATAACAGCGGAACGTACTTGTACAGCGTAGCAACGGAATCAGGCACGCCGTCCGATGTCAGGAGGTCTACCCAGCCGGGTACACTCGTTATTGCCTTCACACTATCAGTCAACTTGACCTCCCTTAATCCATCCACAATATGATTCCTCTATCACTTACAGCGTTCCATGCGAACGCCAAACTCATAACACAGTCATCGTGCATCCCAGCCGGAGCAGAGTAACTGAATCCGCCCGACTGGTTGCGCTTAGCCTCAAAACTCAGCAGCTCACCAATCAGCACAGGCTCGTCTAAGACTAAAATCTGCCCATTTTCGAAGGCTGCCTGTAAATTCTGTATAATTGCTTGCTTCGTTGCCGAAGTCGTGGTAAACGGCACGATATTCAAGCCACGCGTCACCAGTTCGTCAATCACCGGTCTGCCTATCGAGTTGGATTCCACGACCATCGAAGTTAGCCCGTAACGCTTGTACACGCTCTCAAGCCTGTCTATCAGCACCGGATAATCCACCCGGTTGAAGCGATCCATATAGACCATTTCTTTGCTCTCAACATCCAGCACGCTCACAACCGTAAAATCTATGCTCGAAGCCACATCAACGCCGGCCACGTACTGCCTGCCTGGTTGCGGCTCTTGCGCTTCGAGTATTGCCGCCTCTTGGACCCGCCTGAACACACCGCCGGAGTCGTCCACAAACTCTGCCAAATACTCCTGCCTGAAGATAAGTTCCGGCAAGTCTCGCTTAGCCGCTTCGATCTCGCTCGCTTCAATGTAAGGGTTGGAACTGGTCGGGAACGTCCACGCTTGCCAGCCCTCTTCGCCATTGATGCCGCGTTGATAGTTTTCCCAAAACCAGTTGCGCCCCTTCGGTGTACTGATAAATAATGCCTTGCCTAACCTGTCTGATAGCGCCGGTCTGATAGCCTCCGTCCACGCCTCTCGTTGCATAAACGCGCACTCGTCCATTACCACGAAGTCAAGCCCTTCACCGCGCAATGAGTCGGGATTGTCAGCCGATCTAACAGCCACAAAACCGCCGTTAGGAAAGTTCACCACTCGATCACCCAGTTTGATTTCAACGCCCGGAATGCGCCTGCACATCTGCCGAAGCGGTCGCCAGCCAACTTCGCTGGTCTTGTAGCTCGGACTAACCCACCAAGCCCTGCCGCCTTCGTTAGCAACGCTAACGCACTCATTGACTCCCAACCGCGTCTTGCCCCACCGTCTACCTGCTGATAGCACTTTGAAGCGTGCGTTTGACCTGTGAACCTCTTTTTGTCCATCGTGAGGCTTGACACGCCATATAGGGAATTCATCAGTTGTCATCATCCCAGTCAATAATCAATGGTTTGCCACCGGAAGTAACGTCAATTGCATCGCCGAACTCCTGCTTGCGCTTGCGTGACAACCACCATTTGGCATCGGCGGTATTGCCGTCCTTGATTGACTTCAGCACCGTAGATTGTGCCAAGTCATTCACCCGCTCGCATTCGTCCTCATAAGCTTGTTTCACAGTCGGTGACTCTGTTATGTATCTTTTCGCAGTATGCCAATCACACCCAACACGGTCTGAAATCGTGCTGATAATTCCGCCCGTTCCTGGAATTTTCTTGACAAAATCCTGCACCTTATAAGCCATCTCTACTCATTCGTAAATTTCGTAAATTTCACTCGACCAGCACCGGCACTCCGCCGGTCACATCCACCCACCGCTGAATCGCCACCGCCACGTAAGCCGGGCTAATCTCGACCGCGCGGCACTTGCGCCCCAACCGCTCGCAAGCGATGAGAGTTGTGCCTGAGCCGGAGAACGGCTCGTAGACTATGCCTGTTGTGTTATCTGTTAGATTTTCTACAATCAACGGTGGTTTTATGCTTGCGTGCCATCCCTCTACATCCACCATTGTTGATTTATCCCAATTGATTGAATAACAATCATGCTGATATTCAGACGGGATTTTCCATTCAGGCTTGCCAAGACTGGATACAAGAATCGCCTCTGATTTTGCCAACCATCCGCGCCAAGTAAATGTCACGTCATTGGATTTGTACATCCATAACATGCGTTCAAATTTCTGTCCTGCGCTTCTCAACGCATCAAGCCAAACTGGAAACAATCGTGGTGATTGGAACGCAATCACAACGGCATTCTCAATCGGCATAACAGATAAACAACCATCGAATAAAGCCCGTAAACCTTCAGGGTCATCGTTCTCAATACCCTCGCGGTTTATCCCGTAAGGCGGATCTGTTACAACCGCCCCTGCAACTTCCCCATGCATAACCTTGTCCACCACCGCCCTGTCCGTGCAGTCACCGCATATCAGCCGGTGCTCGCCGAGTTGCCACAGTTGCCCTGTTTCTACGCCCCACTTGACGCGCAACTCCTCCGCCTTGTCAATCTGCGGTTCAACGTCTTCCGGCGCGTCATCAGCCCACAAGCCCAAGTCAAGCTCGCCTTTGTCGAAGCCCCAATCCAGCAGGTCGTCAAGTTCGAACTCATTCGCCAGCACGTCAAAGTCCCATGAGCCGGTATTCTTGTTCAGGCGGATATTCAGCTCTTCAACTTCCTTGTCGCTCAATTCGCGGTCTGGAATCCAGCACTCTATTTCTGTCACGCCTGAAGCTTCCAGAACGTGCTTGCGCTGATGCCCGCCGATGATAGTGTTGGCAGAATCGGCGTTCACAATCGGCTTGTCTATCATGCCGAATTTGTCAAGCGAAGTTTTGAGTTGCTTGAACTCTTTATCAGAAAGCGAACGCGGATTCTTGTAATAATCCGTCAGCTCGTCAATATTGAATTGTTGCAAAGTCCAGTTTATCTCTGCCAGATCACCCTCGTCTTAACTAATAATCGCGACCACGTCCACAAACACTCACGCCCACCGATGAAGTCAGTCGCCATCGCCATTCCCGTTCATCGCGTCAATGCGTTCTGTCAACTCTTTCACCTGCTTTTCAAGCTCACGAATACGCCGGTCCTTGTTGTTGACCACCTTGCTTAACTTGTCCACTTGCGCCTGCAAATCAACATTTTCCTGCTGCAAATTCACGATCATTGCTTCCCTGTCTGACAATGCAGAACGCAAGCCTGACACTTGCGCCTCTAAGACATCCACCTTCGCCGCCAAATCATCCGCCCGCTTATTGAGAGCGTTTAGCCTCGTTTCGTATGCGGACGATAGCGTTGCTACACAGTCAGCCTGGATTTTCTTGCGGTTAGCAAGCGCATTCACAACAGCCGCGCCTAAGCCGCCTCCGCCCAGTACCGCTGCTATGATTGCAATCCAGACGTTCTCGCTCATCCGTTAGCCTCGTCGT